CATCAGCAGCGCGCGGAGGCAGAGATTAATTCGTTCCTTGAGGATAACCAGGAGGCGAACTCGAACCTTGACGTCCTGTCCGAAATGCTTCAGGCTCAGCCTGGATTGTCCCTCCATAGTGCCTATACGAAGATGATTAGATGGGCACACGAGAACCAACTGGATTGGACACAATCGCTGAAGCAGCAAATAGCTGCATCGCGGCAGCAGCCTAACCCTCAGCAGACGACACAGCAACCGACACAATCACGTCCTATTCCGGGTCGTGGTGTGCAACCCGCACAGGCTACGCCAGTAGGTAATGGCGCAGTCACGCAATACAATGAGAATGCATCCTGGGCTGATATAATCAGGCAGTCGATGCAGGAACATGGTGTCAACTTAAACTGATGAGGTAGGCTATGCCTGTTGGAACTATCATTCCTGCTGTTGCAGATGTTCTGCACAGCACACTGACGAAATCACGACGCAAGCTCGTGATGGCGTCGATCAAGTCGAATGCGTTGATGGCGTGGGTGTTTGCGAATGACCGCGTGGAATACGAAGATGGTGGCTACAATATCACCAACCCACTCACGGTCGGTCGTAACCCAAACATTACGTCGTATAGTTACTACACACCGTTGCCTGTTAACCAGACAGATGAGTTTGACACGGTTGAGTATGGTTATAGCCGCGTCGCCGGTAGTGTCATCATATCGGACCAGGAGCAAGATGAGAACAACGGTGCAGCAGCCATCTTCAAGCTGATGAAAGAGAAGATGAATGTACTTGAAGAGTCGATTAAAGATAAGTTTAGCCAGTACCTGTATGCTGTGGGCGGTGGCACTGATCCTCTTGGGCTTGGCTCACTTATTCCTACAAACCCCCTTGTCGGTACGCTCGGAGGCATTAATCGTGCTACTCAGCCTCAGTGGCGGACCTCTGCTTATGTGTTTGCAGGAGGTATGGATAGCACGAATATCGAAGAAGTGTTCGATGACGTGCTGATGGATCTCACCCTCAAGGGAGACAGACCGTCCATTATCCTGTGTGGACGAAACATCTACAGGATGTATCGCCAAGCAGTGCGGGACAAGATGACTATCCCGCTGAGTGAAGGCAAAGCCGGTAAGCGCATGTTTGACCTTGGGTTCGAGGGATGCATGCACAATGGCATACCACTGATGTATGACGAAGACTGCCCCGTTAACTTCGCCTACTTCATCAATGACACGTATCTGCGTCTGCACATGCTGCGTGGCGTGAACATGAAGGTGAAGGAGCTTGTAGCTCCGTGGAACGTGGACGCTGTAGGCAGTCGCGTAGTGTGGCAGGGTCAGTGGTGCTTGTGGAGGGCGTTCCGCACACACGCTGTGTTGACGAATTAGGAGGTTAACATGCCTGATACCAAAGTGGAAGACAAGCGCGCTGCTGACAGCAAGGCTGCTAAAGACAAAGCCATTGCAGAAGCGAAGGACAGACAGAAGAAGGCTGTTGAAGGACGCAACACAGCCGAAGAGATGAGTGAACCTGTGGTAGAGGGATATGACGAGACGCTGCCTGGACAGGCTGAGGTTGTCGCAGGATCACCAGAGCATGAACGTGAACTCAAAGCATTCCCTAATGCAACGAGTTATGGTCCTGATGTGAATGTGGTTCTACCTCCTGAAGAGGAACCGCCTCCACCTGAGACACTTAGTGGTGCAATGAGTGGTAGCACCATTAATGCACCAGTGCAGCATGATACGAAGCATGATGCCAGACAAGATACTAAGGGTGCTACTACTAAGTCTAGTAGGGAGGCATAAGTATGCCCCAGTCTGGCTTGGACTTCAAACCTGCATTCCAGGTTGAGAAGATCAGCGGCAAGTTCTGGCGCATGGTCATGCACATTGAAGAAGATGTGCGCAAGGTTGGACCTTTGCAGAATAAGGAAGTGATCACCCGCAAGCTCGTTCCGAAGAAGGAAGAGTTTGAGGACGGCTACATGATCTACTTCCCGCAAGGTCACAGCATGTTCGTTGCTGCTGATGACGAAGATCAGTTGCGGCGTATTGGCGTGCTGGAACAACCGCGCTTGGTTGATATGAACTCTGGTGAGGAGGTGCCGGCTGATATCGCACTGACACCGAAGGAGATAGTAGAGCGATCGCAGAACAACAGACCACGTGCACGTAGTAGCGGTGGTCTTGCCACACTCAGTGGACAGGAGATTGAGTAATGCCTAACTTGATGGCTAATGCTACGAACTTTCCTCGTCGCATCAACATGTATTGTCCCTCGATGGCATACAGTGCGGATGTGAACTATAACGGTGAGACGCGTGTGAACTTTGGTGCACCGCTTGCTGCTGTAACGAATAGCATCCTCAATGCTGGTAGCATGACGGGTGTGACGCAGATTGATCTGAGTGGTGTGGCTGCTATTCCTGATGCGTATGGCCGCAACATCCAGATCGCAGCGAGTGGTGCGAACTCGACTGCGGCTATCGTGTATGGTTGGGACTATCTTGGTCAGCCTATTGCTGAGAGCCTGACACTGAATGGCGCGACACCGGTTGTTGGTGTCAAAGCGTTCAAGGCGTTTAACTATGTCGGCATCACCGCAGCCGCTACGACACTCAGTATCGGCACTGGTGTAAAGTTGGGTCTGCCGTATAAGGCAATTCGTTGCGTATACGAGATCGGTAACGGTGTCGTTGCTGCTGCCGGCACTCTGGTTGGTCCTAGCTTGGTTGATCCAGCAACGAATGTCACGACTGATCCGCGTGGCACATATACAACCACGACCACGATGAATGGTGCGAATATCATCAGCGCAGCATTCAACATGGTGAATGATGTGAACACTGCGAACAACGGTGGTTTGCACGGGCTTCGACAAGCAGCGGCTTAGTTTCCCCCCTTGCTTGTTGAGTGAGAGACGGCACAGGTGGGAGCCGGTGCCTGTGTCGTCGATCACATTAGGAGAACGACATGCCTGTGATCGTGCAAGACATTGTGAATACAGTCATCAATGAGTTGTCACAGGTTCCTGGTGTTGCTACGCAGATATACGCCAGTGGTCGTATACTGCAACATGTGCAAGATGCATTCCTTCTTGAGTTTGAAGAGATGTGGTGGCCAGACTACATGACCTACATAGGTCCTGTGCCACTGGATGGTTCACATGGTATGCTGACACAGGACTTGGTTGGTCCGCTCGCTACCATTACCGAGTATCGAGATATCGCAGGCGTGTTTCCTGAGAATAGCAACCGCAAACTGCGTGAGTTGCCTCAGAGCATCAATCCGTTGTTGCTGTCGAGCGGTAGAAGCTCATTCTACATTGCTCCAGATTACACGACGCCTGCTAGGCCATTTAAGGTCTATCCTGCCAGTAGCACAATCGGTGTGTTGGTTTGGGCAAGACAACGGCCTAAGTTACCGCTGTCCCTAACGGACAAGCTCTATTTGGATCAGTTGTTGTTGCAGTATGATGCGGCATGGATGTATTGCGTAGACGACGGAACGATCCCTGCACAGGTAAATAAGTTCCAGGTGCTTGCACAGAACCGTAGGCGCATGATCAAGGCATCGTTTGGGCAACATTCGCTTGAACTTGATCCGCGTTATCCTACTGAGGATGTCATCGGCGCTGAGGATAATACTTTCTTCGTTCTGGATCAGGACCCATTGGCATGAGCGGCACTACTTTCCTCAGAGGTGAGAACCCACTCAAGGCTGATAAGCTGAACGCTGCATTCAGTGAACGTGTATCACGTCGTGGTGATACGATGCAGGGTAGTCTTAACCTTGCACATGATCCTCTTGCACCGTTAGAGGCTGCAACTAAGCAATACGTGGACCATTTCGCTGGCAGCGGTGGTTTAACTGTGCCAACTGGTGCATATATTGGTGCTACACCTCCTGGTAGTGTAGCTGCTCCACTATGGTGGGACAGTGTAAGTGGACAACTCTTCATTCAGTATAATGATGGTAGTTCAACACAGTGGGTGTCTGCTAGCAACCTCGGCATGAGCATGCTGGAGGGCAGTTTTCTGCCGCTGACGGGTGGGACGGTGACGGGCGGGACCACGTTCAACGCTGGTCTGACGAGCACGGGTTTGCATAGCCCAGGAATACACTTCCTCGGATTGTCTGGTGCTGATGGACCATCGAATAACTGGTTGTATGCCAACATCTCTGTGTCAGGTGGATTTACCGGAGGTGATCCCGCTGCTGACCTTGCATCTGGTGTCAATAAGATACTTGTCACAGATGGTGCGATAAACCTCGGTGCTGCACTGTATGTGCAGTTTGTCGAGAACGGCAACGCCGATCCGACTAACGCGGGCGAGCGACAAGCTACCCAATCACGCATGATCGTGCATGGTCAAGTTGGAACGGGAGGCGGGATATTCGTCGCGCAAAGCTCGATAGCTTATGCGATTGGATCGCAAGGTGGGCTTGGTGGATGGACTGGAACAGACAGTCCGACGAACAACCATTTCGCAGGCAACTTATTTGGCGGCAATGACAATGCATGGTTGGACACAGGAGCCAGCAACTACTGGCTGATCATAGGTCGCGAGATCAACTGCTCAATATTCGGTTCTGCTAGTGTCTACCAACGTATTGGTCTATTAGAGATAACCAAGCCATCGACGCGACAGGCGCAGGGCGATGATGTCGGGTTGATGTTTGCGACTGAGGATGCAGCAAACCCGTTCGCGCACAAGAACGCGATCCAGTTCGGCGCCAGCACGAACCGGCATACGGTGACAGACAGTCTGATCAAGATCGTGGCGCGTACATACCCGACACCAGCAACGCCTGCGTATGTCAATGGCCTGGATTTTTCACAAGCGACGTTCTCAGGCAACGCATTGGCCACGCCTGGGTTCGCGGTCAACGGAGCGGGCCAGATCACGGCCACGCGGTTGAACCTGTCAAGTCTGCCGACATCCGCTACCGGTCTCACAACTGGCGACATATGGCGCAATGGCACTGCATTGGTGATCATATGAACCCCACCGACCGCATCTCCATCACACTCGACGCGCAAACATGGGAAACCGTGCTGCGTGTTATCGCCCAGGCACCGGTTCCCTACGCCATCGTGGCACCACTGATCGCGTCGATACAGCAGCAATGCACAAGACAGCAGGTGGCTGAGCAACCGCTCGCACTGGTGCCGCGTGATAATGAAGCAGGAGAATAACGATGCCGTTGGATTTCCCAAACAGTCCTACCAATGGCCAGATATTCAATGTCGCTGGTGTGTCATGGATGTGGGACGGAATTAAGTGGACATCCGTGTTGAACGCGGGCGGACCGTTCCTGCCGTTGGCTGGTGGCGACATGACAGGTCCGCTCAACTATGTCGCGACCGGAGGTAATACATCGCGATCAGCGCAGGATCGCGCGGCGGATGTCGTGAACGTTAAGGACTTTGGCGCAGTCGGTATTAGCTCGGCAAATGATACCGTCGCACTTCAGGCGGCGGCTGACGCCATTCCAGCCAGTGGGGGAACGCTGTTGTTTCCCATTGGGGTTTATGTAACTTCTCAGGCGGTCCTGATAAAGTCCAACACGATCGTGCTCGGCCAGGGCGCTACATTACTCGCGGCACCGACGGGCTTTACGATCGGCAGCCCTTTGCTCATGAACAAGAACAACGTTGCCACGATACTGACCGATCACGATATCGTGGTGCAAAGCATGACGCTCGACTACGGCACGTCGGCACCAGGGGGAGCCGCGCACGCCATCCTGTTTAAGTTCGTTCGTAATGTCGATGTCCTCGATTGCACCATACAGTGCCGAGGCTCGGGCGATGCCGTGGCCATGATCGGTTGCTACAACTCGCTGATCGAGGGATGCACCGCTTACGGTTTCATTAATTGTGCGTTCGATCATTGGTGGGGGCCGCGTTACGCCAAAGTGATTGGCAATCATGCGGAAACCGTGACATCCGCGCAGATGGTCAACTTCAATCCCGAACTGACGGTGGTCACCGGTAGCGCAGGGCTGATCGCGGACGGCCTCGTGCTGGCGGATAACGTATTCGTGGCAACCGGGGCAAATCATGTGCCCGTCCTGATCGAACCGCTGTCGGCGGGCACCATCGTTCGCAATGTCACCATTACGGGGAACGTATTCACCAACGTTAACCTCACCATGCGTGGTGATACGCGCAACGTCATCGTTTCCGGCAATACGTTCGTCGCCAGCCGGGGCGGTGGTGAGGTTATCACCTCGTATGTCAACAGCGGCGCGACGGGAACCGGCTTCGTGATATCCGGCAACACCATCACCGATCCTGACACCGTGGCCGGGAGTGCCGGTGTCATCCGCATGCAAGGGCCGGACGCGATTATCGTTGGCAACCGTATTTCCGGCACCGGCTACGCGGCGGCGGCTATTTACGCCAATAACGTGGCATCGGTGGTGGTCGGGAACTCGGTGCAGTCGGTCGGTGTTAACGCGCCTCCGTTCATGTTGCCGAACGGCCTTGTACTTGCAAATCTGCCAACCAGTGCCACCGGTCTGATCGCCAATCAGGTCTACCGCACCGGCACCGCGTTGAACATCGTCTGATGCTGGCATAGGAATACATTATGTATCTCGCTAAGACCAGTGCAAACCTAAACCCACGTGGTGAACAACCGCAGAGCAATCTGCAAATCAGCACGGTGCGAAGCTTTGAGGGTGGCCTGAATGTCACCGACACTGATCTCAACATGTCGCCTAAGTATGCGAAGGTGTTGGATAACCTTGAACGCAACATCGATGGATCACTAGCTCTACGACCAGGAACAGTGTTCGTTGCAGCGTTGCCTGATAGTGCAAACATCCTAAATTGCTACTACTTCAACAACTTCGTGATCTCAGTGCAAGCCAGTGGACATGTGACCAGAGCATCAGGTGATGGCACTGTTGTGGAGATGCTGCTTGCTGGTGCTACGCCGTGGCCGTCTGGTGGTGACAGGACTGAAGTGAACTTCACTATCTTCAACAGCGACCTGATCATCTGCAACGGTGTCGATAAGCCTCTTATCATCGGTGGAAATCCTACGCTGCCTGACGGCACACCGAATAGTGCCTACATGCAAGTGCAGTTGCTTGTTGATTTAGGCACATTCTCGAATGTGAATACGCCAGTGGGTAAGTTTGTGGTTGCTCACTCGCAGTATACATGCATCGCAGGTATAAAGAGCAAACCAAGCACAATCTCCATCAGTGCCAAAGGCACAAGTGGGACATACGTAGGTGATCCACTTCCGAACGATGCTATTGAGCTTGATCTTGGTCCTCGTGTATCTCTTGGTTCTGCAACTATCACAGGTTTGGTAGCCTACCGCGACAAGCTACTGGTCACGTTTGAACGTGGTGTGTTGCCTTTGAACTTGGGCGTGTATGCGCCTGCTGTTGGCTCATCGCCTGCGGTGCATACACCGACTGATGACGGTTTCATTGAAGAGTTTGGTTGTCTCACACACAGGTCACTGATCAGTGTCGGTGATGACACGTTCTACGCTGACAATGTGGGTGTGAACTCGATTAATCGTGTGAATGTGTTCAACACACTACGACCAGTGCGTGCATCGCACCTGATCGATCCGCTCATAACGGCTGCTATTCAAGCACTGACGCCAGCACAGATCGGTCAGTATGTGTTCGCAGTGTATGACCTACGCAACTTCCGCTACATGCTGTTTGTGCCAGTATTCAGTGGCGTTACACTTGTCGAGACGTTGTGCTTCAGCTACACGCACATCCCTGCGCTCAAGGTCGAAGCATGGGCACGCTTGCGTGGATGGAAGTGGCAAGCTGCGTGTCGCACATCGTTACAGAATGTCGTATTCGCTGGTGGCAACAAGTTGTATGCATACGACTTCAACAATGTCTCTGGTGGATCTGATCTACGCAACGATCCTTCGGTGAATAGCGGTGCTGGTCTTCCTATCACGTTCGAGTGGGAGATGCCTTGGGCTGACTTCAAGCATCGCATGGATATCAAACAAACACGCTACATTGCGTTAGACACGCAGGGCACAGCGACGTTCAAGTGCGAGGCGTTTATCGACAACATCATAACACGACAAGGTGTTGATCAGCCCATGCTCAGCATGACATTCTCTGGTGGTGACTCCGGTGGTTATGGTAACGTGCCATATGGCGACTCTGGATACGGTGGTGGACGTAGGTCATCAGATGAACGACTGTATGCGTGGACAACGAAATTCAAGCTGCTGAAGCTCAGGTTCTCCGGCTCAACTACACTGAAGTTGAAGTTCATCAGTGTGTCAATCGCGTATATACATGGTGGCATCAGGAGATAAAACATGGACTACACGAACTACCTGAGACTGGCCAAGCCGCCATTCGATACGATGCCTTGGGATGCAGCGATCAA